ACAAATATTACAATAATAATTCGTGCAACTTTTTTGCAACTTTTGGTTTCCTAAAGTTTCCATATTTTATAAAAAGAAAAAGTTTTTAAATTATTATAAAAAAAATATGCTAACAAAATGAAAATTATTTTTTTGGCGTCCAGACGCTAAAATTACATTTCAGTCACAAAACTTGTTTTTTTCCAAGACTTTTTCGGATTTTTCAAAAATGGACAAAAAAAATGTCCAAAATTGAAAACCCAAAATACTTTTTGGATAAAAAAATCGTTAAAATATAATAAATCCCCAAAACAACTTAAAGAAACCATTGAATATTTTGCAGTTAGTTACAAGTTTACATGTTTTATTTATTGTATCTTATTTAGCTGTAAGTATAGCCACCATTTATATATATTTTTCCAGGTCATAAATAGAAATTCCTTGCTGTAAATATTGCTCTATTCTAGATGGATGCAATGCAACCTGCATGAGTTCTTCTTTGTAAATATTACAGCGTTTTTCAATAGCATCATAATCCAATTCAAATATGGGTGTAATAACAGATAAATTTTCATAATTCATATGACAAAGATAATCCCACATTCTTTCTGGATAGTCTTCGTATATTTGCATAGCATTCGGATTTTTCACCAAATGTTTCCAACTTATTTTATGTATATTTTTTTTTAACAATGAAATAGCAGCTGGGTTTTCGGACAAATTATCCCAACATACATAACCATATTGACATTTTGAATTAAGACCAATATAATTGAATTTATCAAGATTTATCTCTATCAAATGAATAGCATTTTCATTTTTTGCTATTGCAGCCCAACCATAATCGGGTATTTTATGTAAATTTTCTTCTATTATGTCAATTGCATATGGATTTTGACATAATCCCCGCCAAAAACAAGACAATGGAGTATTTTTTATTTCTTCTATTTTTTCTGGATACTTTTCCAAATATTTTTCAAACAAATCAAAATATTCAGGTTTATTGATTTCCAATATATCAGGAATACAATCAATAAATAACAACTCATCTACCATTTTTTGCTGGTATTTTTCAATAAGATGAACAAAATTAGGGTGTTTCAATAATTCTTGTTTTCCATATTTATTCAATGATTGAAAACACAAATCAAAATATTTGTCTATTATGTGAATCGCATTTGGATTTTTTACAAATTCATTCCAAACTATTTTTTCGGGATGTCTTGATAACATTTCGGCAGCAAATGGATTACATGATAACAATCTCAAAACATAAATATCTTTCAAAAGTTCTATATATTTTTCAATAAAATATATATTGTTTGTGTTTGTAGTCCTAACGATTTTATACCAATAAAGTCTTTCGGTGACACCATTTTTCAATTTATAAAAATCATATTCACAATTATAATTATTAGTCATTTTTAATGTTACAATTAATTTTACATAATGAATTTATTATCAATTTATTATCAATTTTTTTTGAATTGATAATAAAATTTGTAAACTTTTTGGCTCCATCTTTTTCAAAGGCGGAAAATTAGGTAGCATACATCAGACCAGCGTTTCCACCAACAAAGACAACCATGTTTATACGCTCTTCCATAACATATAGATTGTAATTGTATTCATAAATTCTCCATGTAGGCTTATTGATACCAACTATATCACCTGAATTAGGATCACAAATAGTCAATACTTGAGCCAAAGGATCCAGTGCAGGAATGACTGTTGTAAATTCCAACTGCACTTGATTAAAACGATTCATATTTATTGCACCAGAAGGTTGGAGATCATAAGGAGAAGTATTTAAACAAAAATTATAACAATAAAGGCCTTCTGGTGCTGAACCAGCTGTCCTAGTAAATTTTTCTATATAATTGAATACACCAGCGTCTTGTATATTCTCTCTATATTGACCGTCTAATAATATTCCCATACTGATTAATATTTCTTTAATATTTTGCATGGTATATGCTCCTGAAGTCATGTATCCTGTTAATCGTCCATCTGGGTTGACTCCTGGACCTATTTGTTCACCGCCTGCTAACGTATAATTTCCATATGTTGAGGCGGGAGTTACATCCGATGGTAAATAATTATAAGGCCAGTTGCTATAATTGGTCCATTCATTGCGTAAATTAGCATCACTTCTTTGAAAATAAAACATCCAACTGGAAATCAATCCAAGTGAATCCAAATCAACTTTATTAGGTCCAGTAACGTTATAAAAAACTTTTTCGTTTACTTGTTTAAACAAATATTTTTGTTCATTCTTTGCAAAGATTCGTGATTCGTCATTAGAGAGAAAACAATATGTTGATGTTAGATGAATATCTGGAAACCATATGGTTCGCTGATCTGAATATGAATTTAAACCCAAATTAACATCAGGAGGTGTTTGTAAAAATCTATACATTTGATTCTGAAATTGATTGAAATTAGGCGCAATATATGGATAGTTGTTTACAGTATCAAAAACATCTCTTATTTTAAATAATTCATTGATAGGGCGAATGGTTATATATATTTGCAATTCGTTGTATTGTAATGAAACTAAAGGAAAAGCCATTTGAGTCTTTAATGTAAACCAAGAATTGAGAGGAATATACAATTGTCTATCCCTTATAGACGGTTCAGCACCTGCAGGATTATCAGTATAAAAAGAATTGGGATAAGAATTAACACGACTATTTGCATTAGCTGGGTCAACTAACTCTGGAACATGACCAATCATCTCATAAAATAACTGTAACTTTTCGGCAGTGAAATCTCTACGTGCCATATTCAGTATATAAGAACCTGAGTATTCTTGTAATTTTTGATTACCACAATTAATTGTTATTTTTTCAATCATCATAGCACCGATATAATCAATCCATTTGAATTCATATGGTGCCCAATTTGTGTATGAGGTTGTTCCATCTGGATTTGTATATTGTTGAGGAGGTAAAATTGGGCTCCATATAGCAGGTAAATTTATAACAACATACGTATCCATTAGTAAATCAGCATATCTTGGAACCTTAAATTGAAAAGTAGACGATTCTGCTAAACGCATAGTTGTTGACCCTTCAAAATCTATTCTGAATTTTTGCATACCGAAATTCGTGTATTTCAAATAAGCAGCTTTCCAGAAAGTTTTTGAAGGATTGCCATTTAAAATTACATTTTGTTGTCCGCTTGATACTAAATTTAATAATCCTCCTGCCATAATGTTAAATTTTTAGTAATTAATATATATCATTATTTAAATTCTAAATAATAATATTCATGAAAATATTATAACTTTAACCATTTATTCAATTTTTCCTGGATTTCTGCATTTTTCGCATTTTTCGTGTTTTCCTAGATTTTCGCATTTTTCGTGATTTCACTGATTTTCGTGATTTCACTGATTTTCGTGATTTCACTGATTTTCGTGATTTCACTGATTTTCTGATTCGTTTATAAATTCCACCAATCTGTCTGTTTCTTTTATTAGGGCTGATATCATTGTTTTCATAATCATCATAATTTTCATAAACATCTTCATAACTTTCCATTGTATTCAGCATAATCATCATCACTCCTTTCAGAATGTTCATTGTCCAAGCTATTTGTATCTTCTTGATGATCTATTTCCATCGGAAAAACATTGTCATTTTCAGGTTCATCATTGTCTTCTTCATCACTGCCAAAATCTTCTGGTCTTATAGTTCTATAATAAACTACATAAGGTTCTCTCTCATACGTTGGGTCTGGGTCATAAAGATATCTATAAGTAGTCATTGCTTGTAATCTATGCAATGGTCTATCCGACGTCGCCACTCTCATATCGGATCTTGTAAAACCATTATCTATAAGTTCTTGATCATTCATTATAATAATATTATATAATATAATTATAATAATAAATATTTTTTTTTTAAATAATATAATATAGTAAACATGGCAAACCAAATTTTGGATGCGATAAATGATATGAATGAAGATTTTATTACTTACTTTATTTTAGCACTTATTTTAATTATAATAATTATTTATGTTTCTTACATGATTTATTTGAGCAGACTTGAAAATAAAGAGTGTAATTACTTAAATACATTGTATCCAACTATTGATGGAAATATCAAACCTATATCTCCGAATATTAGTGATTGTAGTGGAAATTTGTTTGATTATTATATTAAAACTGCTTATAATGCATGTAGCGGAGGAAGCTATCATAATGATTATGTAGATGTGTGTGTTTTGAAAAGTATACTAAAACAAGGTGTCCGTTGTTTAGATTTTGAAATATACAATATTAATAATCAACCAGTAGTTTCAACTAGCAGCTCAAAAAATACCAACTATTTTGTAAAAGAAACTTTTAATAGTGTAAATTTTAGTGATGTTATGAATGTAATAAATAATTATGCATTTTCGGGGGGAACAGTGCCAAATTCGTCTGATCCTTTAATAATTCACTTGAGAATTAAAAGTAATGAACAACAAATGTATACTAATTTAGCAAATATTTTCAAAAAATATGATAATATTATGTTAGGAAACAACTATAGTTATGAGAATAACGGCAAAAATATCGGAAGTCAAGCGTTAACAACATTTATGAATAAAGTAATATTAATTGTTGATAAATCTAATAATTCATATTTGGAAAATAAAGCTTTTTTAGAATATGTTAATTTAACTAGTAATTCAGTGTTTATGCGTGGTTTATCTTATTATGACGTAAAAAACACACCAGATATCAACGAATTAGAAGAATTTAATAAGAGATGTATGACAATTGTTTTTCCAGACTCGGGATCTAATCCTGTTAACCCTAGTGGTATTTTATGTAGAGCGGCTGGATGTCAAATGATTGCAATGCGTTATCAATATGTTGATAATTTTTTAAAAGAGAATACCGTTTTTTTTGATGAAGGTGGTTTTGCTTTCGTTTTAAAACCGGAAAATCTGAGATATCATCCAGTTACAATTCCTACGCCAACTCCACAAAATCCTGCATATTCTTATCAAACAAGAAATGCTAAGACTGACTATTACAATTTTAATTACTAATTCCACCTTTAGAAAAGGTGGAGCCAAATCAACCTTTGAAAAAGGTTGAACCAA